AGTGGTTTCAGTGGCAGCTCCTGATGGCAGTGCAGATGTCTTTACAACAACCTCATTTGCGTTGGCTGTTACCTGGTCGATGCCAACTTTACCAATTATAGCAATTCCAGCGGGCAAGGACTCACCAAACCTGATATCGCCGATATAAGTTGCATCGGTAATATCAGTAGCAGGAGCTACAGACAACGATGTGGCTTTTGGTTTTTGTCCAAGATTTTCTGCTGGGAATCCTTTTATATCGACGTCGCCGATATCTACGGCATCAACAGTCACTGAGGCATCGACAGGTATTTTGCCATTTACCAGAGTGGGCAATTTGTCGTCAATACTACTAAGACTTGCCTCGGTCGCCAGGTCAGCTAAGATAGCATTTCCGGCTTCTTGGAGATTACTAGTAGATATTCCAGGTGGTAACGGAAGTCCGGTAACGTGGACATCAGAGGACATCGTAGTACCCATTGCCTGGACGCCTAGGGTACCATTCTGGCCGGCAACGGCTGGCTTAACTTGAACCTGCAGGTAAGGCCAGTACGTAGTCATCCTCTTCTCAACAACTGCGGACGTCGGAACGGTAAACTCTGCCTCGACTGACTGAGGAAAGGTTATGCCATCGAGAGACCCCATGATCTTGACCTTGAGGTCGTTGGTCGTCGCAGAGAATAGTAACACCCTTGCGCCAGTCAAGTGCCATGTGTCCCAGTAGTCGCGCGTCTTTTCGGAACCATCGATTTTAAATGGCACTGGCACATAGTCATCACCAGTGGTGGTAAAATCATTCACATCTGGCTTATAAATTTGGATATATTGTCTAGTCTTCAATTAAACCACCTTGATTTCTCCAGGCTCTATCCGCTCATCTGAATCAATCGCAATATGTTGACCGAACCCCGTGATAGTATCGCCTTTGCAAGTTATCCGGAAACTCGATACATCATCGATGCCTGAAAATGCCCGGCCGGTTTCATAATCCACATAAATATATTTAACCAGGTCGGCATATTCTAATTGATCTCCGATCCTATAAGCGAATAGCGCCGCTATCAATGAATTCGCCACATTTTCCAGCAGGCTCGCTTCGGGCGTATCGGTTTGCACGAGCGTTAAATCGATATTCACTGTCTGCAACTCCGGCCCGACCCATAGGTACGGATAAGTGCCCTTCCCCATAAAAATATCAAAACTCAGATCGCCGGCATATTCTGATGAGACAATTTCGGTAGCAAGTGATGTAGGATCGGCCAGGGTCGCTATAGCCGCATGACCTGGTGGGCTGCCGGATGGCAATGTTATCGTGCCACTCTTCGATGCTCCATTCGTATCTACGTAGGCAAATGGAATGGTAACATCTTCGGTCAAGAACTGCAATGTCCTGATCCAGACCGGCGCACCGCTGCAATCGCCTATTTGGAAAGTATGCTCTCCTGGTCGTAAGGTCGCGCCCAGGACGCCTGGTGCGGTGCAACCCGCCGCTAGATTGTCCTCGATCATGTATTTGATGGCATTCTCTTGTGCGTTGCCGTCTACAATTATGAGTACGTCTCCCTGCCCAAGCGTCTGAACATGTGCCTCTCGGACGCCCTCCACCCCGGCCAGATGCTCCTCGATAAGCGGCACTGTGGCTTTGCCTGGCAACCAGATCGTGTAGAGTGCTCTTGCTCGCAGTTCAGCATCGCTCTCTTGGTCTGTGCCACCCGTGAATGGACTGTCGTTTGTCACGGACGTTATGCCCACTATCGGCGTCCTGATCACGGAGATGGTGCCAATGCTAACATTGCTAGCAGTTCCGGCAACTAAGGCCACGGCTTCGGCATAAGCCTGGGTCTCTCCTGCTTGAAGTGTCGCGGCCTCGGTGGTCTGAAACTCAATTAGTTTTCCGTCATCGCCTATAGCAGCACAAATGGTATGTATCGGAATGGTGATATCGCTCGGAGCTGGAGTATGTCTTGAGAATCGCAGTGACCCCGTCGCGTTCGTGCCTGATTGTCTGCCTCCGGGGAGCATAGGAAGCACGATTGCGGATAGGGCATCGCCTTCAGCAGTTAGCACGTTGCTGTCTTTGACCTTTTGCTTCAAAAGCTGGATGTAAATCCAAAACTCGGATGCTATGGCCTCTGCTAGAATGCTATTAAACGTCGCCACAGAGGTATCCTGCAGAAGCGGGTCCCTGGAGGTTATATATGACAGCCAGTCTTCGTATAACTCCTGGGGAGTCATATCCATAAAATTCGTGAAATCAGTCACCATTTTATTTCATCCTCAGGTCTTCCAGCGCTCGTTTTAGCGCCGTATTTAGTTCGTTCAGGATAGCTGCATTCCCTAGAAACTCTACCGGATAGGCTCCGACGTTGACCTGGATATTAATTGAATTGCGCTCTGGCACCGTGATCACCAGGTTGGACACGGAATATTCAGGAAACAGTTCTTCAAGCTCGGATTGGATCTGGCCTTTCAACTCCTTTAAGGTGCTAACCGACAGAGGCCGATTTATGTATGATCGAATGCAGCAGCCAAAGTTGGGATGAATTGGTCTCTCGCCCTTTTTCACGGCCAGCCAGATCATTATACGCTGCAGGATACATTCGTGCTCTTTCGTGACTCTGGCGATGTCGCCGTTAGCCGTTCTCACTGGGCTAAACAATCCGTGACATCTACAAACCCCATCTTCACCAATTTGTGCATTAATTTTAATATCTCCGAATGGCATGTTTAACCTCTTTATGCACAGGAGCATGGACCGTGTGTGCATGATCCAACAATGGTATTGTCTCCATCCACCTTGTTATTATGGGTCTCTTCGACCAACGGAGCATCCAGCGTGATCTTCACAGGGCTATGGAGTACGATTTCACCCGATTTCTTGATTTGAATATATGCGCCAGTATTGAAATCTTTTGCTTCCCATGCAAAATCCACAGACCCATCATCTGGATGGACGCACGCCGTCCGGACGCCACTAGTTTCTTCTGCTATCGATGGGAAGCCTTTGTTTGGATGGGGGTTCCCTGCATGGATGTCAATCGTTCCGACTGGATAGTAATGATTATGTGCTTTTCCTTCCCCGCTATCGCCGCCGCATGTCTCACATGTGTTTTGCCCACTGCCTCCGCAAGTCTGGCAGAGTTCATCATCGATCAGGCCGGTTCCATTGCAAGCCGAGCACGTGCCAGTACATCCAGTCCCCCCACAGGTCTTGCACGACGTTTTGTTCTCTATGTGGATAGTGCCGTCCTGGTCGAATATGGCCACGCTGCCTGAATTGTGGTGAAACTTGAATCGCCAGGGCAGATCGTATTCGGTGTTGCTGATATCAGCGAAGCTCTTAAACCACGTCCGAGCTATGAGATCGTCAAGCCAATTGCAGGGGGCGCATTGGTCACACTGGGCGCGATCATGTCCGTTCTTGCAATCAAATATTACAATGGAGTCCCTAGTTTTGGGCCACCACTTCACGCAGACTGGGTGCTTTGGGTTAGGGAACTCTACATAATTGCCGTCAATCGCTCTGTTCTTTTTGGGTTCCTCCCAAGGACAAAGCTTGAAGACGAACTCCTGCTGCTGGTCATCGGCTTGAGATCGGCAGACTGGCTCCTGCTCGATAGACGCACAGCTACCAAGCACCAAAGCCTCTCTTTTTGCCAGCCAGTAGATGAAAATCATGTCTCCGATGCGTGGATTCCAAGGGCAGCCCTGGAATTTGCCATGCATCTGCTGGAGGCAATTGAGTTTAACAAATTTTATAATTTTGTTTTCAGATTCACTCGGAGGCCGATTAATGACCATAACGTCGACTACATTAAAGTTTTTGTCCTGGGGGTAGGGGCGCACGTGCGGCCAGACATATGTCACTTCGCATCGGTCGACATATCCTATGCGTGAATCTTCCCTTTTTGATGAATCGATGTTACGATCACGAGTATTCAGGACCATTTTTAGACTCCTTCAGTTTCGTATGCAGGCCAGCCGTGCGCGTTTAGGTATTCGTTATTCTCTGCAAGCGTTTCTGAAAAATTCATCCAGGGATATGCTTCGTGGTATCCATCCGGCAACGAGGTACGCGCGTCTAGCCTGCTAGAGAACATACCGTCTCCGGTCGTCGGATTGTAGAGTAGACAAATCGACCGGTCTACTTTTAGCCTACGATAATCGATAGATGGGTCTTTGGCTTCGGCTGACCGGATCGCCCAGAGATATCTATTTTTTAGTAGCAACACCGGCATATTCATCTCGCAACCAGATGCATTTCTTCTTTCGACATGTTTCCGCCATGCTAGTGGGTATGGTGGTTTTGTTTGCAACGCAATATGGCTCAGACATATTGGACTTCAGGGTCAGCATCTCCACCATACCAATTCCAAATATCTTTTTCGCTTTCCAGCCTGGGCATTCCCTGGAAGTTCGTAGTCACGTCAAGCGTGCACGTGAACCCTGCCTCTGCCGAGATGTCCACAACCCGACGGGTAACTATGCCATATACGTTTCCGAGGGCGGCTTGCTTGTCGCGGTCCGGTTGCTTGGAATCCTTGCACGACGTAGGAGGCATACTGCCATTCCAGGGGGCATATGCTACTTTAGACATCAGTCCAGGTGCCTTGTTGACGATTTTGATAGTTGGAACATCTCGATACTGCCGGTACCATTCTAGCAAGTTGTCAGCCAGCCTCTGAGCCATTGCAGGGTCACCATCCTCCAGAAAGACCGGCGGAGCAGTGACGACGCCATATGCCGCGATTTCTTCTGGTGGAGCTTCTGCTTCGGCTAACTGCGTCCAGTGGGTGTATCGCTCATTAGGAATATCGCCATCGTCGATTGTACCGGCGTATACGTCGACGTGGTTGCAATAGCCGACCATCGTTGATGCATTACTGCTCCTGAGGAGCACTCCGGTCAGGTTTGAAAACCCGCTTTTTGCGGTTACGCCGGTAAACCAGAATTCATTATTTTCGTCGAAATAATAAATGCTGGCAGCCCAGGCAGCCACCTCGTTCATCGCGGATTCAAAGTCGATGGACTTTCCTATATACGGGTTTTGGTCTTTCAGTTCGTTATTCGCAGGACTTATATGCCACGGCCCAGGTATGCCAAATTTGGTTAGCAGGTCTTCTACCACGTCGGTAATTGTCAATCTTTTGGGGTAGATTTGGTCAGATGCGGCGGGTTCTTCTTCATCATGAACGCGTGAAGTCATGCCTCCTTGGAAGCAAGACCCCTCGATTTTCACGAATAGCTCATCTGCAATTGCTTTTTGGATTTCGCCTCGAAAAATGGTAACCTTGTTGTGGCCACTTTCGCAACCAGTCTTAGTGAGTTCGACCTCAACGCTAACCTTGTGTTTCGGCGCCAGGTCGAAGTCGCCCGAAGATTCTGCAGTTTGCTGCTCATAGTTTTTGGGCGCAAAGGAGCCTTCCTCAAAGAAATGGCCGCCGACGTTCGCAAGCACTAAGTCGTATTTGTTTGCATCTTTTTGTGCATTTGCCGTCTGCTCGGAATGGCAGGAGACAAAATAACGGCTCACGTCTTGGCCGTCCAGGATAACGATCGGCTTAACGTGTGGCATTAAATGTCTCCAGAATTGGCCTCGATAAGTTCCAGCGTTACGGAGTGCAGCCAGTCATCGGCACCTTCGGACTGCACGATTTCCTTACGGGTGATATACGTGCAAAGTCCTTCCTTGAAAAGGGCTGTCTTAAGCAATCCGGGGCCGGCCTTGAGAGCCTTGATATCTGACAAGGTTTTACTTATATCTGCATCGGCGCTTTTATCGCCGGACCCCTTAAGGACGTTAAACTTGATCGCAATATTCCATAGGCCGTCAGGAATAGTACACTGCGTGAGTGGCTTCTGGCCGACTGTTTTGTGGGTGATGATCTCAAATTCTTGTGTATAGCGTATTTCTATGGGGTTAGGCTGGCTGGTATCTGGATCGTCTATGTCGCGAACGCCCAGCTTCACGCCGTGGATCTCGACTGGAAAGGCTTTACTTGTGATCGACACTGCGGCGATGGCACCTTCTGATACGCTACTGCCAAGCGACCGGACCAATTCTGACCGGACCAATTCTGTTACACTCACTCAGAACCACCTTCATGGAGGGATCTTATAGCTATAGTCAAAATCCCATGATGATATCACGGATTGCTTGTGTTGGACATCGCGATGCTGCTTTGTTATCTTGCAATCTGCCAGGGCCTCGATGAACCCAACGATCGATTGGTTTTGTAATATTGTTTCGACCTGGTCCTCAAACGACATACGTGAATCCATTGGGGTACGTGGGCCCTGTACTTCCAGTATATAAATATCAAAATACTTTGATTGCCCCTCATCATCTTTTTCTTGCAAGAGATCTGGAAGCGCCAAAGTTTTTTCTGTAGTCGGGGCATCCTCTCCTTTCACCAAGAAGCTCGCATATGAGAATGTTCCAGAGCCGTCATGATCAGTATTAATGAGGGCCACCGGTCCGTGCATACCAGTCTGGTGCTGGGGTTCGACTGTATGCGTCATAGTATACGTCAACGTTAGCAGAGGGAAATATACACCGGCGATGTCGATTATCAAATCAAGACCAGAGTCATTATGCAGAGCATAACCATCAGTGGTCATGTAGGTCGACTTTGGGTGGTGACCAATGGACTGATACATTTCAACCCCTCAGATATCCGATTCCACGCATCGATGTAGATTCAAGTGCGCCTCTGAGCCTAAAAAGCAATTTGCGATCGAATTCATCTCCGGCCTTTGCTATTGCCTTTTCCAAGTCGACATCGCTATTGATTTTATCAACATTAATATTAATCGTTGTATTTGGCGCAAACATAATAGATTGCCGGCTGACCGCTCCACCCAGGAACATGTCATTGATTTTTTCTAGAGTAGTCTTTCCACCGACTACAACCTTTGCGGGATTTACCTCTTCACCACCATGCCCGATAAGCGATCCCGTAACCTCGATTTGGCCACCTTCGGCCAAACTACTGGTTTCGGTTTGTCCGCTTTTGGTTAGATTATTAATATATTCTTGGGCTTCCTCTTCGGTCGCAAAACCAGTTTTTACTGGCTCCGATGCATTCCGGACATCCTGCTTGCCATACTCTTTGCTTGGAGAGACATACATCGGGCCTTGGTTTTTGTACGTTGTTGGCGCGAGGTATTCATGCCCGAACTGATCGATTTTTATTTCTACTCCTTCGGTGCCAGATGCTAGCCGTTTGTACGCCTCTCGAGCAATCGAAGATCGATTCGACGAGTTTTTCAGAAAATCCAGCCAGGTAGCATAGTCAATACTCAATCCGGGGCCACCAGATGGCTTGCCGCCTTCTATTGCAGCCCGGATCAATGCCTCTATAGCAGCCTCTGGGGACATGGTATCTTGAACTGTGCCATGCCGTTCACCATTTGCCCCATAAACAGGCTGGCTGCCGAAAGATTCATTAACCGCATAATTTATGGCCCACTGTGATGAGGGGATGTGCGCCTCATTTGGACCCATTACGTAGGCCCCTGGAACTTTCTCCTCAACTTCCTGTCCGGCTTGAATCTCGGCTGGACTGCGATCTTTATCCTCAGATCCGCCCGCCCCAGGGAACCAGCCCTTGATGGCAGCGGAGATGGTGCCGGGCAGGTTCTTGATCGCTTCAATCAGATCTTGGAATCCGCCTATTAGCCAATTCCACAGCCCATCAATAACACTTGCAGGAGATTCCTGGTACTCCTTAAAGGCTCTTGTCAAATAGCTTGGTACCTGGTCTTCTGGAACCGGCGTGCCTTCGGGGGTATACCATCCTTTTTTATTCTCCTCATTATAATAGCGTATACCACCAGCGGTCTCGACTGCCTTTTCGTATTTTGTTTCGGCTTCCTTTTTGGTTATCCCTAAGCCGTCTTTGATATACTGCACTCCACCTTGGATGGTATTCCAGAGACCTCGCAAGAACTCTTCCATTTTCTGCCAAATGGTTGTGGCTGCTGATATGAGATCGTTTAAGATTGAGCCATTGGACCATATATCCCACAAAAAGTCGACTATGGAAGCAATCGTTTTCAGTACTGGCGAGGTTGCCATTAATGCGTCGAAACCTATCTTTAATACGCCACTCAGCCCACCGCTCCCTATAGTATCAAGCATATCTTTGAGGGCTTTCTTACCACTTTCAATATACCCGATTATGCCCTTACCAATACTACTATCGGAGAATGCATGCCAAGCCTTTGTGACCAGCCCAAACTTCTTTTCTAGTACATACAGACTAGCAACCAGGGCTGCAACTGCTATAATAACAATTCCAAGCGGATTAGCTGACATTGCCACATTAAGCGCCCACTGGGCGACGCTCATCATTCGCGTGGCTATGCTGGCCTTCTGCATGAGTCCGACGACTGTCATCAGGCCAGGGACGAGAGAGCCAATTACAGATACCACCAGCAACGCCGATGCTGCAACCCCCGTAAGCACCGCGGCCCAGCCCATCGCGGCGCCCAGGCCTGGTATCTTTCCTATAACGTCGGAAAGTTTTATGAATGCTCCCAATACTTTATTTAACACTGGAATAACCGCATCGCCCATCGCAGCGGTTGTTGCTGTTAGTCTTTTGGAAAGAACTTGTTCAGGTCTGGTCGCAGTGATGTCCTCCATATTATATTTCGAGGTTTCTTCTCTTATGTACCCCATTCGGGCCTGGGGGGTTCTTTTTGCAAAATCCAGGGCGAAACCTAGTTCGGTTGCCCTATCCTGGGAGAACTCGGCGGAGGATACCTCTAGAGCTAATTGTTCAGCCGACGTTACGCCCTTCTTCTTCAGCATTTCCTGATTAGCATAATAATACTTCTCGAAGTCCTCAGTGGCTCTCTGGGCAGCCTCTTGCGATATGTGCGGATTTCTAGCTAGGATAGTTTGGAACGTGCCCATCCGTTCGCCGCGGCCAGCACTCCAATCGACCCCCTGCGCTTCTTGAATCCACGTCTCTGCGGCTGCTCGGTCGGTCAACTTTCGTTGCATCAGGCCGGTATTCAGTGTCGACTGAATATAATTTTGAGATGCTTTGGAACTCATAGCGGCGGCGCTGGCAACGGAGATCATGCTTCCAGCAGCCACCACAAGAGCAGCGCGATATCGGGTCAGGCTGGCCGAAGCGCCCTCAAGCCACCTAGTGAATCCCGATCCACTTGTGGCTACAAAATTTCCCAAAGCGGCTTTGAGGGAATTCACACCAGAGTACATGTAGCCACTGGTGCCCCAGAATTTCGCCAGATCGCTCTGTCTCTGAAATTCCGTGGATACATTACTCAGAGACGAAACCAAACTAGGGCCGAGCACAGTGCCAGCTCGCACCACGCCGGAGAGCATCGCCTGATATTGCTGCAAGGGAGCAATCGCTTTGCCGGCGATAGCCGACCCTAGCGCGTTCATATCTCGCACAGCGCCAGACGACGCTGCACTTACGCTATCGGCTGATCGCCGCGCCTGGTCGAGGTTTAAACTAACGCTGGATTTCTTTAGCAATGCATCTCTCTGCTGGATGATATTGGCTAGCTGAGATGATGCGGCCTCGGCCCCGTCGACCTCGACCCTAATTGCGACTGTTCGTTCTGTCATTAGCGATACCGCATATCGTTTTGCACAAGCTGACGGACTTTGTCATCCAGGATCTTACGCAGGCCCCGTTGTTTCTTCTTCTTCTCCTGGAGGGCCTCAAATTCTTCAGTTCCTGGCATCAACGCACGTTTGGCTCGGAAGTAGTCTTTAGTAGATATGCCTTCTTGCATTTCCGTATCCTCCCTTTTCACCAACCCATTCCCGGCCTTGATCTGGGCGTCTTCCATTCCAGCCAGGCACAGAAAAAGGATCTGAGCGGATGTAAGGTCCTGCACTGGGCCAAATCCCTGGCCTAGGCAGGCGATCCGGCTCCAGACTGCTCCTTCTGGCGAGAGAAAAAATCCTGGACTTCCGACCATGAAGAGGTGGATGCTCCTATCGCAGCCATGCCGACCATTAGCACTGTGAAGCCTCGGAACTCTTCGACCATCTTATTTACGTCGCAGTCCTCGCAACCTTTCCCCTTGCACGGACAGTCTGGATTTGGAACAATAGCTGCCTTACAGATCTCTCCGAGGAAAAGCGTAAGTTCAGGTGACAAGGTTCTTGACCCCTTCTGGACGATCTCTGGGGTTGCAGCATTATCTTGGAGGGATTTGACCTCCTCAGGGGATAGTGTCTGAGACGACAAGGATGCTATCGCGTCTTCCAGCTTGTATCCTGCGCGGGCTTCTATCCGGGCCAGTTCGAGATCGGGTATGGCATGGACCCTAACAATGTCGCCACCATATTGCGGTAATGGAACCTCGATCTCATAATTTTTTCCCATCAATGTCTTTTTTCTGCTGATATAATTCGCCATGCGTCACCTCATTTCATTATAAAAAATCTCAGATAGAACCATTTTGGGTTCTATCTTGGCAATTTGTAGGAATACTTGAAATCCCTGGAGGATACTACTGTATTCTTCTCTGGAATATCGCGGTTTACTTTTGTGACTTTGCAATCTATCAGAGCCTCGATATACCCGACCAGGCTCTCATTCTGCAAGACGGCCTCAACCTGCTCCTCGAAAGTCGTGCCTGTGCCAGGGGTCCTTTTGCCCTGCACTTCCACTATATAAATATCAAAATACTTTGATAGACCCTCATCTGCTTGATCCTGCAAGAGACTTGTGAGAGTCAGCACGTCCTTCTGAGTCAGCACGTTCTCACCCGTGACCAAAAAGCTGGCATAGGTGAATGTTCCGGTGTAAGTATTCTCCTGGCTGGTTAGGGCTAGGGGATCATGCGAACCGGTGCCATGTTCGTCTGTGACGTTGTGATTAACTGCGTATGTCATTGACCGCAGGGGGAAATATGCCCCCGCGATATCAATAACAAGATCCAGACCTGATATGTTATGTAGAGCATAGCCATCCTTTGTCATGTAGGTTGACTTAGGATGATGACCAATGGAATTATACGTGTCTGCCATTTTCAGGCCTCCGCGATTGCTGAGGTGTCATAATACCCGACACCCATCCAGGTATAGACCCGCTCAATATGTCCCACAGGCTGGATCTTCATAGCGATGTCTACTGCGTTGTGGTCTGCCTCATTGGGCGTGACTGCCAGGGTGTATGTATCCAGAACGCCAGCCGCCTTGTGCCGGTTCAAAAATACATCTATCGATGCCTGCATTCTAGCCAGGTTGGTTGCCGTCCTGCGCTCATTCAAGAACTTCTTCACGATCTGGTCAACCTGGATGATGATAGCGCAAATCGTCCGAACATCTACGGTTCTGTAGAAGCTATCGTCAAGATTGGTTGTAACGCCCACATACGGATGCACGCCCGTTTCTTTGATGAGCACTTCCAGGCCCGCTGCGTTTAGGACTTCCCTTTCAGCATCATTCCACTGGAAAAGCAATCCCTGGACGCCTCGGAGACTGTTATCGTCAACAGCGGGGCTTGTGCCTAGCCTAAGGACTGCCTCTTGCCCTGCCCTCGCGCCTGCTAGATTCTTCTCCTGTTCATCGAATCCATTCGATATCAGCGTCATGAACAAGTTCTGGTAACCAGACACAAGTTCGGTTAGTTCCTCAGCGGTCGCGGTCTGGTCCAACGATATGAACCCCTGGGTCGGTGACATTTTTCCGACGGGTTTATTGGCCATCTTGGTCAAGAAGGCATCCATCAAAGCCACGATCTCATACTGACCTTCTGCGATGCCGTACTGAGTCGCAAACACCGCCGACGGGAAGACATTTGCGGGCATGTCCTCAACAACTACATTGAAGGCAGCTTCCCAATCGTCTTCGGTGATGGCAGCTCCATTCGATCCGCCGGTCATGTTCGTTGCTTCCATGACCGCAGGAAGATGCGTAGCTCCAACAGCAGCAGTAAACGTGACCAAGGGGTCGCTCTTCATCTTTGCAGCCAGCATGGTCAGGCTCTTGATATTGTTATATACCACTGGCTGAGTTCCGGCGTCCACGTCCACGATAGTTATTTTTCGAGTTTTGTACTTGTAGCGCACCTCGATTTTCTCAGAGGTGGTGGGCCATTCTGTGGCCGCAAATGTCAGCGTTCCTGTAATCGGATTAAGTAGGACCTTGCCTGCATCTGGTGTAGTGCCAGTATAGACGATGGGGATAGACACGCCTGCGACTTCGACATAATTAATGGTCGCCGTGCTGTCGATATCATCATACATCAATGCGTAAGGAGTTTCTTGCCCAGTCCCTGCGAATGCCTCAACTATCGTAGCATTGATATCTCCATTCGTGATTTCGATAGTCGGAATATTTCCCGACACACCCGGTCCGGTTGCTTGGAATGTACCCACCCCTTCATCACTGCCATCCACAACATCCAGCGAAGCGGTCGCATATCCTGTGCCCAGGACCCGCACGCCGTAAACGATAGATGCGCCCTGGTCAACGGCGTCTTCGAGTCCTTCCTTAAGTGGGCCGGAGTAGTATGTCTTCTTGATCTTACTGGCTGCGGACCCTGCGATGCCGTATGGCACCATCGCCGGTCCTCTATCGGCGGTGCCGATACCCACGACCACGCCACGGCCAACCGTGACAACTACCTGGCCGATAGACTCAAGGGTGACAACATGTCGCAAAAAGTTATATTGATTGCCTAGAGTTATTTCTGCCATTTAATATTCCTCAATCTCGACTGGAACTCTTTTGTTCCGTGCTTCCTTTAATCCCGATTCCTTTACCCACTTTTCGTATTGCGCGCGTGTAATGGGCGGATTTGGCAGTAGCAAAGCGTCTACTGCTCTCATGTAGATTGTCTTTTT